AAGGAGGAAAGATAACCATGTGCTATGCAAAGTGTCCTCATGAGGACAGCAGCGGCTGTTGCCGTGAGGAGGAGTGCGTGTTCTGGAAGAACGGGCTGGATGCACCGACGGAACGGCCTGGCCTGTTAAAAGGATACAAGACGCCGGAGGCCCTCCAGAAATGACGGTCTCTCTCCATATCGGGAGCTTCATTACCGGAACCGTCTTCGGTCTCTTCCTGTTCGCCGCCTTGATCGGCGTTTTCATAATAAAAGAGTGCTGACGTGAAGACACTCCTCATTGACGGTGACATCACCATCTACCAGGTGGCCGCCGCAGCCGAAGTCTCTACCGACTGGGGTAACGGCCTGTGGACGCTCCACTCCGACGAGAACGAAGCCAAGTTCAAAATTGACGAAGCCTTCGCACGGTACATGGAACTCCTCGAAGCTGACGCCATGGTCGTTGCCATATCCGACGAACGGAGCTTCCGGTACGATGTCTACCCGAACTACAAGCACAACCGTATAGGCAAGAGGCCTCCCCTTCTTCGGGCATGCCTCAAGCAGTACGTCCTCGACACGTACCCCCCCTACCTTCGCCCAGGCCTTGAAGGCGATGACGTCCTCGGAATCCTCGCCACCAGCACCGTACTAGTCAAGGGAGACCGCATCATCGTCTCCGAGGACAAGGACATGAAGACCATCCCAGGCAAGGTATGCAACGTCAGGAAGCACGAAGAGCAGGGCATCCTCGACATCTCAAAGGAGGAGGCACGGTACTGGCACATGTACCAGACCCTCACCGGAGACACAGCAGACGGATACCCAGGGTGCCCAGGGTGCGGCCCCAAGACCGCAGAGAAAATCCTTGGGAACGATCCGCAGGAATGGACATACGAAATCATGTGGCCGAAGGTTGTGGAAGCCTACGCCAAGAAAGCACTCTCGGAAGACGTCGCCCTTCAGATGGCCCGTATCGCACGGATATGTCAGAGGGATGACTACGACTACAAACGCAAGGAGGTCATACTATGGACGCCCCCGTCGTCCGGAAACCCATAATCATTGCACTGTATTCCGACACACCGAAGTGCGGGAAGAGCACCGCAGCCAAACTCATCGACATGGTAGGCTGCCCTGGGACGAAGCTTCCTGTCAGGCACACCTACAAGTTCAGCTTCGCCACGCCCATCAAGGAGGTCATCTTCCAGCTTCTCCGGAGCCTCGGAGTCAAAGACCCTGCGAAGTACGAAGACCCCCTGCACAAGGACACCATCATCCCCGAGCTCGGCACCACCATCCGGTACCTCTGGCAGACCTTCGGCGATGAGTGGGGCAGGAAGCTTGTCTGCGACACCATCTGGGTGGACAGGTTCAAGCGGAAGATGGAAGAAGTCATAGCCCCATGGGCGTACCGTGAAGTCCTAGGCGTATCGAGAATACGGTACGTCCTCATCGACGATCTCCGGTACATGAACGAATACACCGCCCTCGCCAAGGCCGGAGCGTGGTTCGTCAAGGTAACCAGGGACATCAGCGATCCGGAAGTCTCCCGTGCGACCACCCACGGAAGCGAGGGCAACCTCAAGGGTGTCGTGCCGGACTTCTACCTCGTCAACAACGGCACCTTCGAAGAACTCCAGAAACAGATAGAAACCATGCTCCAGATCATCGACGACATCGAATCCAGGGAGGAGAACGCACATGCTCAGAAGCAGCCCGAATGAACCCAGCCCGTGGGTAAAAAACATCAAGGAATTCCATGAGAAGTTCGGTCACCCAATCAACTCCCAGGGGTACCGACCGAACATCGACGAGATATCTCTCCGCAACACCCTCCTCCTCGACGAAGTGGAGGAGTGCATCTTCGCAACCATCGACGGCAAGAGGGCCGACATCCTCGACGCCCTAGCCGACACCATCACCGTTTGCATCGGCACGGCCTTAGTCTACGGCTTCGACCTCGACGAGGCCATGGCCCGTGTCCACGAAAGCAACATGAGCAAACTCGGAGCCGACGGCAAGCCCATCTATCGGGCCGACGGAAAGATACTGAAGGGAGAGAACTTCGTTCCTCCCTACCTCGACGATCTTGTGTAGAACCATGAGGCAGCCACATTTTAATGATAACGCTCTCGCAGTTCTGCGGGAGCGTTACCTCTGGAAAAACGAGAAAGGTGAAATCATTGAAACGCCGGAAGAGATGCTGGAACGTGTGGCTGGAACTGTTGCATCTGCGGAGAGCCATGAGAAAAGGCTTGAGTACGCCAAGGCCTTCTACAGCATAATGGCCTCCCTCGACTTCCTGCCCAACAGCCCCACCCTCATGAACGCCGGAAGGCCTGGCAAGCACGGGCAGTTGTCCGCATGCTACGTCATCGGCATCGAGGACACCATGGAGAGCATCTTCGATGCCCTCAAGAAACAGGCCATCATCCACAAAAGCGGAGGAGGCACCGGCTTCAACTTCTCGGCACTCCGTCCGGAGGGGGCAATCGTTGAATCCACCAATGGCAAGGCGTCCGGCCCTGTATCCTTCATGGAACTCTTCAACCTCTCCACCGACGTGGTACAGCAGGGAGGGATGAGGAGAGGAGCCAACATGGGCATCCTCGACTGCGACCACCCCGACCTCGACAAGTTCATCCGTGCCAAGGGAGTGGAAGGGAAGTTCCACAACTTCAACATCAGCGTCGCCGCCACGGACGAATTCATGAAGAAGGCCGAAGAAGGGAACAACCCTGACTTCGACAAGATCGTCTCCCTGGCGTGGCAGACAGGAGACCCTGGCCTGATATTCATCGACGCCATCAATCGGGCCAACCCCACGCCGCACCTCGGCAAGCTGAAGGCGACGAACCCCTGCGTGACCGGAGACACTCTTATCCTTACCTCGGAAGGCTATCAGAAGATAAAAGACTGTGTAGGCAAGAGTGTCGAGGTGTGGAACGGTCATATGTTTTCAAAAGTTTTCCCAAGAGTGACAGGAAACAACCAGGAAATAATGACCGTGCGTCTTTCCAACGGCGTCACCATAAACTGCACACCGTATCACAGCTTCATTCTCAACCGTGGTTTCAGCCGTGACGGTAAAGTTGAACGTGTCGAGGCGCAGCATCTCAAGCCTGGCGACAAGCTCGTCAAGCACGAGTTCCCTGTTATACACAGCGAAGGGCTTGGTCTCCTCCCGTCAACCATGTATATCAACGGCTTCTTTACCGGAGACGGGTATATGGATGTCCAGAAGGGGTGCGGCATCATACAGCTTTATGGAGAGAAACAGAAGCTTGTCCACCTCTTCACGTCACACGCACGAACGGAGCCTGTCTCCCACCCGTCCGGAGAAAAAACAAACGTCCGCATAGGAGCGGAGCATCTCTACCCTAAATTCTGGGTACCTGATTGCGATGCATCTGTGGAAGAACGCCTTGGCTGGCTTGCCGGGCTGATAGATTCAGACGGGACACGCAACAGTTGTGAAGGCGGCGTGTGCATCTCCTCCATTAACGAGCCCTTCCTCAAAGAAGTGCAGCTTATGCTCACAACGCTCGGAACATCATCCACCGTTGCTGTAATGAAAGAGGCGTGTAAAAAACTCATGCCTGATGGAACCGGAGCGGAAAAGGAGTACAGCTGCGCCGAAAGCTACCGTCTCACCATCCCGTCTTCCGGCATGTGGCTGCTCAACAGACTCGGCCTCAAAACGCACAGGGTGGACACAAAGGCTTCTCCTTCACGGAATGCATCACGGTTTGTGAAGGTAGTAAGCGTTGAGCGAACAGGGGAAGTTGCCGACACGGTGTATTGCTTCACAGAAGAAATCAACCATGCCGGAGTGTTCAACGGAGTTCTTCTTGGCAACTGCGGCGAGACGCCTCTCTACCCCGACGAGGCATGCAACCTCGGCTCCATCAACCTCTCCAACATGGTCCTCGAAAACGGCACCATCGACTACATGCGCCTTGAGAACACCGTCGACCTCGCAGTACGGTTCCTTGACAACGTCATCGACGTCAACCACTACCCCCTGCCGGAAATCCGTGAGGCTGTGATGAAGACACGGAAGATCGGCCTCGGCGTCATGGGATGGGCAGAAATGCTCTTCAAGATGCGCATCCCGTACAACAGCCAGAAAGCCGTAGATCTAGCCTACCTCGTCATGAAGTACATCAACGACACGGCAAAGAACGCATCCCACAAACTCGCCATGGAACGGGGACCGTACCCAGCCTCCACCGTAGAACCCTACCGCAACGCCACCGTCACATGCATCGCACCGACGGGAACCATCTCCCTCCTCGCAGGGTGCTCTTCCGGCATCGAGCCGGTCTTTGCCCTGCGACACAAACGCATCGCCTTTGCGGAGAACGGAGAGGGGGGAAAGACCCTTGAGTACTACAACCCCGTCTACGAGGAGGCATGTGCAGACCCGTCCATCAGCGACGAAGTGATGGACAGCGTCTTCGTAACCTCCCACGACATCGAACCTTACTGGCACATCAGCCATCAGGCGGCCTTCCAGCAGAGCACAGACCTCGCTGTGTCCAAGACCATCAACATGCCTCACAGCGCAACCATTGAGGACGTCCGCAACGCCTACCTCCTCGCATGGAAAAAGAAATGCAAGGGTGTCACAGTCTACCGTGACGGCTGTAAAACACATCAAGTGCTTTATAAAGTCACCGACGGAGAGACCTGTCCGCAATGCGGAGCCAAGGTCAAGCACCAGGACGGATGTATATCGTGTACAGTATGCAGCTGGGGTAAATGCTCGGTGTAATCTTAACTCTCGATTAAAGACCAGTAGAAAGAGAGGCGAAAAAAAAAACATGATAGAAGCACACATTCCGGCACCGCTTATGGAAGAGCTGGAAAAGAAGTGGCCTGAGAAATGCCCCGAAGCAGACTGGACAGACAGGGAAATCTGGATGTATGTCGGAGCGAGACAGTTTGTTCGTGCGCTCAGGACATCATTCAACAAGCAACAGACAGACGCAGCGAAAAAAATACTCTAGAAGGGGGAGATGCCCACTTGTGTCTCAGCAATAGCACACCAAAGTATGAAGAGCCTCTGACCGTGGAGGCACCGGAGCCCAACAAGGCACCGCAGAAACTGGAGACGGAAGACAGCGTCGATCCGGAAAAGAAGGCACTCAAGGCCAAGAAGCGGGGTACCAAGGCCCTCCGCACAGACCTCGTAGGCCCTGATCTCACCGGTGGAATGTCCGGAGGATCCGGCCTCTTCATCCCAAGGACGTAGCCCATGACGACAGGAAGGGCTGAGCAACGCTACAACGAGCTTCTCGAAAAGAGAGCACCCTTCCTCAAACGGGCACAGGACTGTTCCAAACTCACCATCCCATCACTTATCCCGGAAAACACCTACCAGGATTCATCGGCAGACCTGCCGACCCCCTTCCAATCTGTCGGGGCCAGAGGAGTCAACAACCTATCGGCGAAACTCCTTCTGGCCCTGCTCCCTCCCAACATGCCCTTTTTCAGACTCAGGATAGACAACCTCATCCTTGAGAAGGAACAGGACGAACGGTTCAAGACGGAGATAGACGAAGGCCTGTCAAAGGTGGAGCAGCTTGTCATGGGAGACGTGGCGGCGAGCACGGACAGAACCGTGGCCTTTGAGGGCATACGGCAGCTTGTGGTCGGAGGCAACACCCTCTACCACTTCCCCCACAAAGGGAAACCCAGGTGCTTTCGACTCGACAAGTACGTTCTCAAACGAGACCCGTCGGGAAACATATTGGAAATAATTATAAAGGAAGAACTTGCTCCTTCCTCTATAGCAGACAAGAAGCTCCGTGCGCTCATCGCATCCAAGGCCGACGGCAAGGAACAGCGCACCGTGGCCATCTACACATGGCTCAAGAGGAACGGAGACATCTACACCATCCATCAGGAATGCATGGGCATTATCATCCCAAAGAGCAGAGGCAAATACCCCGTCGACGCATGCCCGTGGATACCTGTCAGGTTCGGGCGCATCGATGGAGAAGACTACGGCAGAAGCTACGTGGAAGAATACTACGGAGACCTCGTCTCCCTTGAGGCCCTCTCACAGGCACTTGTCGAAGGAACGACTGCGGTGGCCAAGATGCTCTTCTTGGTCAACCCAAACGGAACGACGGACGTCAAAGACCTTGCCTCCACACCAAACTGTGGGTTCGCCCCAGGGAGAGCGGACGACGTTTCATGCCTCCAGGCGGAAAAACAGCACGACCTCAGGACGGCAGCGGAAACAGCGGACAAACTTGAGAGGCGTCTCGCCTCGGCCTTCCTCCTCAATCAGAGCGTCCAGAGGAGCGGGGAAAGGGTGACAGCAGAGGAAATCCGGCTCATGGCAGAAGACCTCGAAACAGCCTTGGGTGGAATCTACTCACTCCTGTCGGAAGAATTCCAGCTACCTTACGTCAACACAAAACTGGTCAAACTTCAGAAGCAGGGCAAGATGGACAAACTCCCCAAGGACGTGGTCAAGCCCTCCATCGTCACCGGAATGGAAGCCCTCGGCAGGGCAAGCGACAAAGCCAAACTCCGTGAGTTCCTCGGCCTCGCCCGTGAAGCCTTCGGAGAACAGGCCCTTGCCTCACTCATCAACCCTGTCGACGCCCTCTCCCGTCTGGCGGCCTCCCTCGGCCTCGACAAGAAAGGCCTCGTCAAGTCCCAGGAAGAACTCGACCAGGCACAGCAGCAGTCCCAGATGATGAGCATGGTGCAGAGCCTGGGCCCCAACAGCATCAACGCAATGAAGGACATTGTGGTCAAAGGAGGACAAATGAATGGATCAGCAGCACCAGCAGGATAAACCTGTCGTACAGAAGAAGCCACGAACGCCCAAGCCTGTAACAGCCCCTGAGATAGCGGTTCCCGCACGTCTTGAGGAAGTCCTCGTCACCGACACAGGCAAGCCCAGGAACGTCACCACCCTCCCTGGAGGAACCGTGAGGGAGGACTACTGATGGACAACGTGGTCGTCACCGGAATCACCGGCCCCGTATCAGGGGATGAAGAGAACGTACAGCCCATAACGGACTCCATGGGGCCTACGCCCCCAAAGCCTATCCTCGGAAAGTTCAAATCAGCGGAAGACCTCGCCAAGGCATACACCGAACTCGAAAAGAAACTTGGTAAGGGAGTGCAGACGGAAGAGGAGCCAACGGAGGATGAAGACGAAGACAGCGGAGAAGAGGATGGAGACTCCTCCGGAGATGAAGCTGTCGATGAAGTCCTTGAAGTCGCCGGACTCAAGCTCTCCGAACTCACCGCAGAATGGGAGGCTGAAGGCACTCTCAGCGATGAAAGCTACGAAGCCCTCGAAGAGGCTGGAATACCCCGCGCCTTAGTTGACGCCTACATCCAGGGGCAGGAAGCTCTCCTCAAGCAGGGACAGGAAATGGCCGACAGCGTCGTGTCCGAACTCATGGAAGTAGCCGGAGGCCCCGACGAATACGCCTCCATGATCGCATGGGCCGGAAACAACCTCTCCGAAGAGGAGATCGAGGCCTACAACATGGCCATCAGGACAGGCAACAAGCACCTCGCCTCCATGGCAGTCAAAGGCCTCGCTGAAAGCTACCACCGTGAATACGGATCAGACCCCGACCTTCTCGGCGGGGAAGGCGGATATCTCGAATCCAGCGACAAATTCAACTCCGTGGATGAAATGACCCGTGCCATGTCAGACCCCCGCTACATGACCGACGCCCACTTCCGCAAACAGGTGGAGGCCAAGGTTATCCGCTCCAAACTTATGCGCCGATCCAGGTAACACCCATCCGAAGCCGTTACGGAACGCCACAGGTGCCACCGGCCCTCTGCGGAGGACAACCGGAAGGACGAAGGGGTGTGAAGAAACAGCGGAGGATACACCGCACCAGACACAACCAAAACCCTACACTCAAAGGAGAGTGACACTTAGTGGCAGACGCAACCCTTGCAAGACTTGGCGTACTGAACGGTACGTCTGACGGTTCCTGGGAACAGGAAAATGCCGTATTCCTCGAAATCTTCTCCGGTGAAGTCCTCACCGCATTCAACACCACGAACATCTTCAAAGACCTCCACCGTGTCCGCACCATCACTGAAGGAAAATCTGCCAGCTTCCCCGCACTCGGCAAGATGGCGGCTCGGTACCACGTGCCTGGGACTCCCGTCCTCGGATCCAACAACCCCCAGATCGGCAAGAGAGTCATTGCCGTTGACGATCTGCTCCTCGCCGACGTCTTCATCGACGACCTTGAGGACGCAAAGCTTCACTTCGACGTGAGGCAGGAATACTCCAAGCAGCTGGGCATCGCCCTCTCCAACAGGTTCGACCAGAAGATCGCCCGTCTCGGATATCTCGCCGCCAGAGGCTCTGCCATCACTCCCGACCACAAGGGAGGCACCCTGCTGAAGAACACCTCTGCGGCCACCGATGTAGCCGTTCTTCGGGGCCTCATCTTTAATGCTGCCCAGGCCCTCGACGAGAAGGACGTTCCTGACGAAGACCGTCACATCGTTGTCAAGCCCGCCCAGTACTACATGCTGGTGCAGGACACCACCCTGCTCAACAAGGATTGGGGCGGCGCCGGAGCCCTTGCGACTGCGAACCTTCCCCAGATAGCCAACATGACCGTCCATAAGTCCAACAACCTCCCCAACGGCAACAACATCACCACCAAGATCGACGGGGAAAACAACGACTACACCGGAAACTTCACCGACTCCGTGGCCCTTGTCATGAATAAACAGGCCGTTGGAACGGTCAAGCTGTTCGACCTTGCGACCGAAATGTCCGGCAAGGACTTCCACGTCATGTACCAGGGAGACCTCATTCTGGCCAAGTACGCCATGGGCCACGGCATTCTCCGTCCGGAGTGCGCAGTCGAAATCAGCAAGGCCGTATAGTAGTAGTAGGCTGGTGAACTGACGTGGCCTACACGAAAGAAGACCTTGAAAAGCGTCTTGCCCAGATGATTGCGGAACGTGGAGGAAAGAGTGATCAGATCATCAATTCCTCCACGCTTCTCGGTCAGGTACGGGCAGCTCAGAAGGCACAGCGAGCGAGGGCCGAAGCCGTTGATGCTGAAGCACCCATCAACGGACGGTCGGGAGGTGATCCGAAACCATCTCAGCCGTCGAAACCCAAGGCGGCTGCCAAGAAGGCTCC